CCGGTCAATGATCTTGTAGGGTTTTTCTGCCATGGATCTGGATTGTTACGAGAACGCGTGACCGAGGCATTCCACCTCGAAGGTCATGGAGCCAACCCAGAGGCGGCCGTCGAGTTGATAGGACTGCTCCCCGGGAACCACGAGGAACGCGTGGAAATCGTTGACCGCGCCTGTTAGCGCCTCCGCGACGCCGGGAACGACGATCATGTTGAACACGTCGCCGCAGTGTCCCAGGTGATCCTCTTCGGACGTGCGGTCGGCCACGTCCTCCACGAGTACCCGAACCGTCGCCCGATATTGGCTCGAATAATTCGCCGTGTGAGTCGCCCTTGAGCATTCGATGACGACGCGAGGGCAGGGCACGGAACGATCCTGGTCATAGGCGGTGTCGGGGTCTGCTTGTGCCCCGCGGGAAATCCCGGAGACGACCGAGCTTTCCAGCATCCATGCAGGGCGCGCGTCATGGTTCCGGAGGAATTCCCGGAAGGCGCGTTGCACCTTTGACAAAATGAAAACGGATTCAGTCATCTGCCCTTTAGCTTGTCCGACAGCCTTTGCATCCGGATCGCGATTTGTTGCTTGAGCTGCTCAGTTTCGGAATCGAGCGCCGACTGCACGGCTGCGGAATACCGGGACGATACTTTGGATTCCTGCCCGGGTTTCATTCCGATCGATAAGGCGAAACTGGCGACCGGGTTGAAACCCTGTACCGCCGCCTGTTGTTGATTTCGGATGCCGCGCATCCGCCGGCCTTCTGGCGACCTCTGGCCAGACGTGTAGCGGCTGAAATATCGCATCGCGCTAGCAAGCGCGGACTTGAGATAGCCAGCGCTGGCGGCGCGCCTGCGGATCAGCTTATTCGACGCGGTGTGCAGCTTGCGCCCTTGGAGGCCAAGCAAACCCTTTTTCTTTCGCGCAGCCTGCACGAGCAGGTTGGCGAGCATCAGTGGCTTGGAGGCAGATCCCGATCGCGCCGCCCGGGCGGCCACCTTCGAAGGCGCAGCTTCCAGCCGGCTTCGGATGATCGCCTGTTGCTCAAACTTGAAGGTCGGGGCCAGCGCCCGGAACGCCTTCAAGGCGACGAAGAACATCCTCGAGTTGATGATCTCAGAAAGCTCGCGGGATGAGAGACTCGAATACTCCCGGAGCGCCTTCCGGAACTCGGCCGTGTCAACGGTGAAGCCGGTATTCATCGTTCTGGGTCTCCCAATGTTATTTCGTAGTGATCCGCTGCGGGGGAGAGCGTCACGGTGAGAATCCGGTACCACTTCCCTCGAAACTCAATCTCCCGACCCGCGACCGGCGACGGCATGTCATTCGCCGTCACGAGCAGTTGCCCGTCGGCAATCACAATCCGCCGGTCGGCTTGGAAGAAATGCTCCGTGCGGACCAAGAGCGAGAGCGTCACTTCGACGTCGAATCCTCCGATATTGAGCGTCGTCCCGCGCCGAAGCGACGAGGGGATGCACACAATATCACGGTCGAGAAACCGGAAGGTCGGATGCCCGAGCAGCCGCTCCAGTGTCTTCGAGCCGAGGCCGGCGATGTTGCCAAGGACGTTCACTGGCCGGGAGTAGGAGGCACTCGGCTCGCGCCGCGGAGTGGGGCCGGCACCAAGGCCGGTTCGTACTGAGGCCGGTCGGTCACGGTTATTGTCCCGTCAGGGCTGATCGAATGAGCGAGCGTGTTTGTCAGCGGAGCGGTCCTGGTGAACTCGATAACCCCGTAAACGCTGGAAACGCGTAGGTGAACGCTCGCGGGGTCCTTTGCCAGTTCCTTCATGGCTTTCGCCACGTCGGGTCCGAAACAGCCCATTGTGAGGCAGGCGGCGACGAGCAGGAGTACGAGGATTGGGATTCTTTTCATGTGGGTCGGTGTTGCTGGCGGTCGATTCTGCCGCTGAAGGTGTTCAACGCGGCGGTGTTTAGCTCAAGCGCCGTCGTATTGGCGCACTGAGATTCAATGGCATTCTTCAACTGCCCATGCTGCTCTGAGATGATGCTTTTGAGGCTCGTCTCATAGGCTGTGCGGTCGGATTTCAACTGCACAATCAGTTCAGCGTTTTGGTTCCCGAGCTTCCGCATGACCGCAGTCGCGAACGCGCCGAGCAAGGCCAAGGTGGCGATGAACAACCAGCGGTCACTGGCGTGGCTCGCCGTCTCCACTGCGCGAAGAATGTCCATTTCGTTAGTGAAAGTGTTCAAGGTGACGAAGTCGGAGAAAGTCATGCGACATGATACCACGGGAACGGAGGCGGCGTTCCTCCCCCGTATAGCGCGGAGACTTGTGTGGAAGACTTCGCGTCCAGCCAAACCGCGAATTCATCAATAATCGCATCACCGACGCCGGGGCGGACAGGAGAGAACGTCCCTGACATTTGATAAGTAGCCGGAATCGTGCCGCCGTAGGCAGCCGCAGCGAGCACCCCGTTACGGTAAAGCTTCAGCCGATTCGCGTTTCCTGTTTGGGTGCCGTCGTAAACGAGGACGTAATGCCGCAACGTCGTGAAGGCATCGGCGATGGAAAGGCTAGCGCCTGACCCGCCCTCGCAGTGGCAATAGAGGTTTCCGTCAGTGGCAAAGTTGAAACCGAATAGCCGGTTGCCGACATCGAACCAGCCCATCTGCGTGTAATTCGCTGTCGAGTTCCGCTTGATCCAAGCCGAGATGGTCAGCTTGGCCGGCGTCGTGAGCGGCATCCCTGTGGTGAGCCCAAGCCCCGGAGTGACGTTCGCCCCGTTGCCGATGATGCCTGCGGCTGAATTGACAGTACCGGACTGGGACATCGGGTAAGCACTCGTGCTGTCTGGCCGCGTCCCGCTGGAGTCATCGCACTTGTAATGTGAAACGAGTCCCGTGAGCAGCGAGGACGGGGTCCAAAATGCGTGGGCAAAGGCGCTCATGTCGCGTTCTTGCCGTAGGTCCAAATAATCACGCTGTCCGTGTAATACCACGAGAGCGAGTCAATGGCCCCAGCGCCCGTACTCAACGTGATGACGCCCGCGCCGCCGCCGATGACCTTGGACGTGGCCGGCAACGCCAGCGTCCGCCCGCCGGTCCCGTCCTGTGTCACCTTCAAAACCCCGCTCATCCCGTCGATCAACCCGCTGAAAGCCAGAGTCCGGTTGCCGCCGAGTGTCACCTTGGCTTTTTGCTCCGGAAGAGCCGGGTTCATCGTCTGCGTGATCGTCGATCCGTCTGTCAGGGAAGCGAACGTGAACGCCATTCCCATCGGGGTTCCCGAGACTGTCAGCGTCCAGTCGGTCTGAGTTCCACTGCCAACAATCGCCGTCACGTCAATCGTGACGCTCGTGCCTGTGATCGCAGTGATTTGACCGAAGCCCCAAGTGGTGGTCGGGGCGGAGGTACGCGCCACGAGCACGAAGGCTCCAACGCCAGCGGTCAAAGCCGCCGCGGTTGTGAAAGTCTTGGAACCGGTCGCCAGCGCCCAACTCGTGGAGCTCGTGCTCGTCATCACGGCTGCCGCCCCGTCAGCGCCGTTCGATCCGTTGGAGCCGTTGGACCCATTCGAGCCCGCCGAACCGGTGGAGCCGGTTGTCCCCTTGTCGCCGGCAACGGAAATGTTCCAATCGGCGAGCGTCCCGCTGCCACCGATTACATCGACGAGGATCGTGACTCCGGAGCCGCTGACAGCCGTGACGACACCCTCCATGTAATTCGCCCCGTTGGCGGCGCTGGCTGCCCGAAGGCGCGTCCCGACGAGCCACCCGAGGTTCGTGCTCGATGCCGTGAACGTGAACGCCTTGGAGCCCGTGGCGATGAGCAGAGAGGTCGCCGAAGCCCGCGTCATGTCCGCGTTGACGCCATTCGTGCCGTTCGTCCCGTTTGTGCCATTGGTTCCGTTGGTCCCATTGGCCCCGTCGGAACCATCCTCGCCGTCCGCGCCAGCCTCGCCCGTCGGACCTATGGGGCCGGTTTCGCCCGCGGGGCCAGCCGGACCTTCCGGACCAGTGGGGCCGGTCGGACCAATCGGCCCAGGCATATCCTGTGGGAAACGCACGGGCACCTCACGCACCTCCAGCGATGAAGGCCCGGTGACGAACTCAACAAGGATTACGTCGGCCATGGGGTATTAAGAGAAGACCGCCCGCTCTTCGGTTCTCGCCCAATCGCTGTCCAGGACCGTCGCCGGGTCGCGCCCGGAAACTTCCAAATCCTCGATGAAGATTCGATGGACGCGGAACTTTTGACGGTTGCCAGTGGGCCGGAGCAACGAGGCTTCGCCCACGCCAGCCGAGCCGTAGGTGCCGGAGAAATCCGAATCGTTTGTGGCTCCAGCGCCGAGCGTCGCGGAGCGAACGTCATCCGCGTTCTTGAGCCGGAAGGTGATGTTGTCGGACTCGCGCCACATCGCAACCTGCGTAACCGTCCCGTAAAAATTGGTGAGCGAAGCGTGTGAAATCTCGAAATAATCGTACTGGTTCACGGTGGTTTTTTTCCGAAAACCACTCATGCCAGTGGTGGCTTGCCCGAACGCGAACAAGGCCGGCGCACCGTTGATTGCGCTCACGCCTGCCGTGTCGATGAACGTCTTAATGTTCCCGCTCGCGTTCCAATCAATGAACGTCGGGAGTTTGATGTAAGCGACAGCCAGCCAATACTGGCTCCCGCCCCACAATTCCGCGAACACGCTCGCCGGAATCTTAATCATCGCGGCGTCGCTATCGGTCGCGCCTGTGAAATCGAAACCTCCGCCCAAGTAAGCGATGGAACCGCCGTCGATCTGTACCGACGCGTGACGGTTGGCGTAGGTCAAATCCTGCACCACAGAATCGTCCACCGGATCGCCACCCGCCCATGTGTAGGAGCGGGCGAGGTCGTAGCAACAGAGGGTGCCGTTGACGATGACTTCGTCCCTTTGGAGGCTTGGCAAATCCGGGTCTGTGAAGGAACTGCCGAGCGTGATGATGAGTGATTGGGCCATGGTGTTTTCAGTTTTCCAGAAGCAGCCGGAGCATTGCCTCCGAAGCCAGTTTGTTACCGTTGTCCACGAGATGAACCGTGCTGATTGTGGAGTCCATCAGAACTCGCGGGCTGGACTGGTTGTATTCCGTTGCCGAGTCCCCGAAGTGGCGAATCAAATCGACAACCGCGCACCGCTGCTCCATCGCGACGCGCATCAGCGCATCCCGATAGGTCGTCATCGGAGTGGAGCGACCGGAGAGGTTTTCGCAAGGAGCAACGAGGACGATGTCCATGCCGGCGCGGACGGCGCGGAGCCGACCGACAATCGTTTCGATGTTCGTGACGAAGTCGTCCTCCGTGACGGGGGTGCCCTGATCGTTCGTGCCGAGCACGATGAAAGTGATGTCCGGGTTCAGTTGCGTGACGCTTGCCTCCCACAGCGCCGGGGCGTTCGCCCAATGCGTGCTCTTGCTTCCAGCGTGCCCTACACGGTGCAGCCGGACTCCATCGGTTGTCCGCTTCCATTCAACGCCGAAGAGCGTCACGCCGTTCATGCCAGCGGTCTCGACTTCGATCTCCATGGTGATCGGCGCGGAAGGAATCGTCGTCACCGTCTCGATGCCCAAGGCATCGCTTCCATTTGCGGTGCTCACGCTCGTCCAGCTTCCGGCATTGAACCTGTAACGGAAGCCGCCGCCGCCGGACTTTTTGAGGTAGTAAATCAGCGCGGAGTCCGCGTTCACCGCCAGCGTCGTCGTGATCTTGTTTCCGAGCACGCTCGATGTCGTCTCGATCAACTCCGGTCCGCGCCCGTCGAACGCCGTCGGATTGCTCCAAGCCCCGGTGCGAACCACGGTGCCATTGGCCGAGTCGCTCGGGCCAACCTGTACGCCGCCGCCCGTTGCCACACCGAATGAGTTGTAACCCTCGCCGCTCGTGCCGTAGATGGCTTTGAGCCGGCGCGTGAGAAACGTCACGAAATTCGTTGTGATAGCCACCCACGAATCCCCAATAAACATGATCGACGGCTTGATGCCCGCCGTTCCCAAATCCATGTCGAACTTCAGCCGCCGCCAGTCGCGCAGGGTCCACTGGTTGTGATACCCCCGCGCCGGCTGCCCGTGCGGACCAAGGAACTTCGAAAGCCGGTCATCGAGCGAGTCTTCCCCGCCGCGAGCATCCGAGAGCTCCTGCGCTTCGAAGCGCGCGACGACGAAAGTGCCGTCGTGCCGGATGCCGGCGGCGAACTTCAAGTCCTGATCGACAACCGCGATGGCGTAAACCTCGTTGTCTTCCGCCACCGTTACACTGTGGTCCCCGAGCGGAACGACTCCCTCCACCGTTCCCAAACGGATGAGGGTCTTGCCGGTGAGCTTGTCCCAGGTAACGGAAAGCCCGTTGGCAACGTCGCTGGCGATGTTCAAGACACCGCAGATTTTCCCGAGCTTGTTGAGCCAGATACCCAGCTTGCCGGTCGGGTCTTGGACCGCCCACAGCGGGGCAAGGTCCGCGATGAACTTGGGTAGCTCCGCCGCCAAGGACGCACTGAGTTTCGGCCGCGTGACGCTCTCATCCGCGAGCGGCGGAGGCACGACGAGCTTCCGGAGCCACACGTCCCCATTGCTTATGACGAGGTCGCCATAGGTATAGGTGCCGTCGGCATTGGTTCCGGTCGCCACGCCAGCGGTGTCAACGACGTACCAAAAGCCCGTGCTCTGCCCGGAAGGGTCGTCAATCGTCGGGGTGTCCGTCGTCGGGTCCCATGAGCCTTGGAATAGCGACGGGTCGAGCGCAGTCCCGAATGACTCGAGCACCTCTTCCCTGAGGTGAGCAAAGCCCACTTTGTCAGCGTCCGTCGTCGTCTTCAGTTTGTCCGACGACAGGGAGCCGGGGTTCAACTCGCCCGTGCGAAGCTCCGACACTCCGGCGGCGTTCTGCGAGGACACCGCTTCGACGGTGTGAATCCTCTCGGCGTGTCCAGACGTTGTGTTTTCCAGCGTCTCGATCTGCTCTCCCGCTTCCTCGGAGAATTCTTCGAGCGGCTCGATGCGGTTGTTTACGTCTTCAGCCAGCGGGACGATCGGCGAGGCGCTCGTCCGCTCTGTCTTGACCGTTCCGGAGAAGTCTTCGGTGGCCGGCGTCACCTGTCCGCCAGGCGGGAAATTCAGAAACGTCGCGCCAGCGTCAACCAGTGTGTTGAGGTTCCGCGGGTCCAGCGTCGCATCGACGTTGACGTAAAACGGGCGCGTGCCGGGTATGTGAACCTCGTAGGATCCCGGCGAGAGTGTCAGTTCAAAGTTGCCGTCTTCGTCCGCGTTCGTGGAGACGTTGTCGGCAACAATCAAGTCATCCCCATCAACGGCCGGGGCCGAGCGGGGGATGAAGAAAATCGGGCCGGTCCTTGGGGTTCCGGTGAAGTCTCGGGTTCGTCCAAAAACAGTCATGTGCGATAGCGGTTAGACGGTGACATCACCAGAGACGTGGAGCCGGAGGCCGACTGGGGTGTACCGTCCAAAATTGGGGAGGTTGAACTCCACGTCGGCAACGAGGGTCGTGGCCGGCAGCCGCTTGGATTCCTCGTCTGTGAGCGCGAACGTCACGCCAACCTCGCCGTCTCCCAAGTCCTCAGGCTCCAGCGTCCACTCGTGGACTTTGATGCCATCGATCTTGGTCTTGAGATGAGCGCGGACGGTCGCTCCGGCAAGGGATTGGCTGTCGGCCCTGAAACGGATCGTCGGCCCGTTCCAAGTGTCGCCCCGAGTCAGATGGTAATCGAACGTCTGCATTTAACCGAAAGGGGCCGGGCCATTGCTGACCCGGCCCCCAGAACAAGTAGTGATCCACGACCAACCCAAAAGTGTTAGAACAAGAGCTTCACGGTCGTACTCGACGCCGTGAGCGTGCCGCCAGCGGTGAGCACTGCCTGATTGACGTTGATGTACCGGCGCGTGTTGCTCGGCAGCCGGAACCGCTTCGTTCCCGCGGCCACACCCACGCCACCGGCACCGGTCAGCGTGTGAGTCAGGCCCAGGCTCGTGAAACTGGAGTTGTCCGCCGAGTCGTTGACGGTGAAAATGATCGTCTTGTCATCGACGAGCGCCGTGATGGCCGGCCACGAGATTTCCAGTTCGACGTTCCCTGGAGAGTGATAAGACAGCCCGAGGTCGATGCCGTCGTGCGAGTTGTTGGCAGCCGCGGCCGGGAGCGCCTTAGTCGTGGTCAGGTTCGCGTCCTGAATTTTTCTGGCGAATTCGTTTGCCATAAAGTGGTTCTGTTGTGGTGGTAAACCAGCCGGTTAGAGAGTCAGCGCTTCCGTGTTGAGAAGCGCGTCAGTCGGAACAATCGGAATGCCCTCGTACTCCGTAGGAGTCGGCGCGATCACGGGCTGACTCGGGCGACTGGTCCCCTGGCCGAACAAGGTGACAGTGCGGGCCTTTTGGAGCTGCTTTCGGCTCCGGCGACTCATGAAGATGTGGCTCGGAACGACGCCGACCGGGAACAGCGCGAGCGCATCAGCCAGCAGCGCGTCAGTGAGACCCTTCCCGGAATCCTCCGTGAGCTTCTTGATCCGAACGATGTAGTTCGTCGGATTGAGCCACTCGAGACCAACCCATCCCTCGAGGCTGTTCTGCCAGACGGTCAGGCTCTTCGAGCTGGCGATCTTGGTGTTCTTGCGCCATTCGCAAGTCTCAAAGACCATGTTCCGGCCGAACAGGAGATTGGCGATCTTTGGGCCCGTGCCGACGAGATAGACGGAACTGCCGGTAGTTGCGGTCGTACCGCCGGCATCGACTACCATCCCGGTGCTGACGATTTCAACGGCGCCAGGGAAGCCCTTCGCGTCGCCTCCGGAACCAACGCCGTACCAAATCTGAGTAGCGATCGTCCGGAGCGCACCGAGAACGACGCCATCAGCCTCCGTGGTGAACGCGTGAGCCATGCCCATCTCGTCCGCGGTGGCGACAGCGTTGTCCACCTCGAGCTGGCCATCGATGTAGAAACACTCGTGCAGCCGGTTTGCGTAGGCGCTCTTGAGCGTTTCGGTGCCCTCGTTCGCGGCCCGGAATGTCACGGTCGGATAACTGGTCCGAACCAGGGACTTGAAACTGGTTCCGGGAATGGTCCGAGCCGGGAAGATTCGAGCCTCGGGATAGGCGTTGAGGTTCTCCTCAATCAGGCCAACCGAAGCATCGGCGCCGGCCATCTTGGCGATGTCCAGCATGTTCAAATAAGCGTTTGCCATAAAATGTCAGTGGTGGTGTTTCTGGAGCTGAATCAGCGGACGAATCCTTGGTTCTTGAGCTGTTCTTGGAACACATCTTGGCAGGCTGCGAATCCACTCTTTGGCTTCGCGTTGGCGGCGGCCTTGGCGTCCGCGCTGGGAGCGTCAGCGATCTTCACGCCCATTTTGGCCAGCAACTCAGCGGCTTGCCGGCTCGGGTTCGCGAGCTTCTCGACGGCCTCGGCCTCGGCTTTCTTTGAGGCGGCGAGTTCATCGGTGAGCTTGGTGTTGTCGGCCTTCAGCTTTGAGACGACGGCCTCGGAGGCTTCCTTGTCCGCCTTAATGGCGGCAGTGACGGTCGCGAGCGCACCCTCCGCCTCCGCGAGTTTCGCCTTCAACTGCGGCACGTCATCGGTGATGACGGGAAGCTTTTTGGTGCGCTCGTCGAGCGACCGGAGAATCGGAAGGGCTTCGAGGATGAATTCAGGGATGTTCATTCGTTCTTACCCTTAGCGAAGAGTGATAAATAACCCGGCATCGCCCGCTGCCTCTCAAGGTCGGCTCGCCAATCAGTCGTCACGCCGTCAATCAACCCTTTATCGAACGCCTCTTTGGCTCCGAAAACCTGACCCTGCATATCTTCCTTGAGCACGTATTTTCGGTTAGATGTCACCCATTCTCGGAAGTCCACGCCGATACGGTTGACGCCTGCTTGCAATTGGCCGCGTTGCTCCTCGGTCAAAGTGGTTCCAGGAAATCCCATACCTTTGAACTTGCCGTCCTTGATGAGGTCAACGGCTAGGCCCGCCATCTCCATTTGCTTGGACTGGTCGATGATCGGCAGATAGACCCCGATGGAGCCAATGCACGCCGACGGAGCGGCCAAAATGTACTTCGCAGCGGCAGCAAGCCAGTAAGCACCTGACGCCATCACGCCGCCCGTGTAGGCGTAAGTCGGCTTCGTAAGGCCATGAATCGCCGAAGCGGCTTCCGGCGTGCCGTTGACCATCCCGCCCGGTGAATCAATATCAAAGACGATGGTGTGAACCGCCGGATTAGCTTCGGCCTCGCGCGCATCGGCGATGATGTCCGCCGAATCCACGTAGCCTGCCCCCTTCACGAACTCAGGCAATCTTCGACCGATCGGCCCTAGAACCGGGATAATCGCAACGCCTTCCTCTACCTTCATCTGTGGCACTGGCACCGCCTCCCCGCAGGCTCCGGTGCCGGTACGGTCCACGGCTACGGCCCCCAAAAGCTTCAGCATCTCGACAATGGATGCGTGCCCAGCCTCAGTGATGAGCCAGGGGTCGAAGTAGACCGCACGGGTGATGCCCTCGAATCTCATGAAAACCTTCCGACGGTGCGCGTGACCGGAAGCACGTCGCATTGAGGGTATTCGGTCGGGTTAATAACGCTCAAATCCCAGAGCAGCTTTTTCCTTGTAGCCTCCGTCGGCTCCAGTAGTAGCTCGGTCGTTGTCTCAAGTCCCGATGTGGAACGAACACGCCCGCCCGACGCCTCCTGCTCCTGGAGGTCTCTCAGTTTCTCCTCAAGCCATGCTTGGTCCCGGCCGTGAAACCATCGACGCATCTACCCAATGATGGAACTGATAAATAACCAAGACACGGAAGGCGCCGAAGAGGAGTACGAAAAACGGCGAGAAATTTTGCGGGAATACCTCGGCGACATCATCCACTGGCCTGTGAAAGCGTTGGACTGCAATCGGACACCGGCCGGGAAAATGAAAGCTTTGACCATCAGGATGTTGGCCGCACTGCACTGCCTCAATCCTCAGACTCTTCAAAACCACTCCCTTCGGTCTATTGCGCGCAAGCTGGGGATCAGCCAGGCAGCGATCTCCATACGCGTGAAAGAGTTCGAGTTACAATTCGGATACAAAGACCCGTCATCAATCGCACGCGAGCCGAGCCGAAGAGGCTACCCACGCAACTCGTGAACGGGCTCAATCAGCATTGGCCACGGATGCCTTGGAGTCCGGACCGCCGGCCGATCTATGAATGGGCCTCCGATCACGTCGAACTCCCCTCAGTTCTCACGAAGCGCGGCAAGTTCGACATCCGGGACTCGCGCCACTTCATCGGGCCGTTCGAAGCCGTCCAGAGTGATTTTGTCCGGGAAGTGAACGTGCGCGCTCCCGTCCGAGGCGGTAAGTCGCTGATCGCCGACATCTCCGTCCCGTGGTTCCGCATGAATGACCCAGCCGCGACCTTGTGGGTTTTCCAGACGGACGAGATAGCCAAGGAGCACGCTGAGGAACGCATGCGGCCCATCCTCAAAGCCATGCCGGCAATCAAGCCGCTCCTGCCGGAGTCACGTCATCACGACAGGACACAAGACATCATCTTCGCCGACGGTCTGCCGCTGCACATGAAGGGTCCAGCGCCTTCCGGACTCCAAAGCAAAGGCTTCCGGCTCGTCATCTGCGACGAGCTTTGGATGTGGAAACAAGGAATCCTGGGTGAAGCCAAGGGCCGGCTCGGCGACTTCGTGAAGATGCAGAGCTCAAAACTCATCTGCATGTCCCAGGGCGGCCAGGATGGTGATGACTGGGAAACCCAGTTCGATTCCGGCGAGCGAAACGAATGGTCTGTGCCGTGCCTCGCCTGCGGTCATTTCATGATTCCGCAGTGGACGGGCTTCCGGGCAGACGGGTCACGCTGGGGAATGGTTTTCGACGCGGCCAAGGATCCCGGTGGCAACTACGACGCTGACAAGGCCGTCGCCACCGTCCGTTTCGTCTGTGAAAAATGCGGCCACGAACATGAGGATTCCCAGCGCACGCGGCATGAGTGGAACCGGATGGGCAAATATGTCGTCGTCGGGGCAACCAACGCTTCCCGGAAATCATTTCACTGGAACGCCATCATCGACTTCCCGTGGAAGGAGCTCGTCCTCCTCTGGCTGTCAGCCCGGAAGGCGAGTCACAAAGGCGACCAAGAGCCGCAGATTCAGTTTTTCCAGAAGCGAATGGCCGAACCGAAGTCCGAGCGCACGGTGCACTCGATGACTCAGCCGTTCCAGCGTGAACAAATCGACGTCGGTGAGGACGTGCAGAAATCAAACACGCTCCGCATCGGCACCTTCGACAGGCAAAGCGAGGACGTTTACTGGGGGACAATCCGGGAATGGACCTTGGACGGCTCCGGGAACTCGCGCCGCCTCTGGTTCGGAAGACTGTTTTCCGACGCGGCCATTGATGAGGTCTGCAAAAAGTTCAAGGTGAAGTCGAACCCTTCAGCCTACTCCAACCGTTGCGTGTTCCTCGACTCTGGCTACCGGCCGAAAGGTCAGATGGGCGTTTACGCGTCATGCGCCCGCTACGGTTGGATCGCGTTCAAGGGCGCCGATGAATCGTTCTTCTTTCACACGGTCGAGAAGGCGCGCGTGCAGCGGCTCTTTTCTCCGCTCACCTTCGGCGACCCTGGCGAGGGTACCTCTTCGCAGGGCTTGGTCGCGGCGCCACTCTACCGCTTCGCCTCGCAACCGATCACCGACCGTCTTCAAGCGCTGATCGATTCCGGAAACTGGATCGAACCTCTCCGTGACGACGAATCAGAAATCGAGCGGCAATATGCAATCCAGATGTCGAGCGAGTTCCGAAAAAAGAAGGTCAACAAATTCACCGGTGAAGAGGTTTTCGTCTGGGTCTGCCCCTCCGGCAATAACCACGCTTGGGATTGCTCAAAGATGCAGGTCGCCGCAGCGCTGATGGCCGGGGCCCTCTAATCCTCGAAGTTCCGTCCCATCCCCTTCAGGACTCCGCCGATCTGGTCCATCATCTCCCGCACCTGCGTCCGGCAAACCGGGATGTCCAGGCCTGCCAGCTTCACTGGCCACTCCTGCTCGAACCGCACTCGCACCACGTTCCATTCCGAGCAACACCGCGACATCGCCGCAAGCACCTCCGATACCTCCACTAGCTGACCCTTCTGCCGCGCCAGCTTCAGCTCGTCCATACCAGCCAGAGCTATCATCCGCCTCAGCTTCGCACCTTCCAGACTCATGTCGCCCGGATCCGGTAGCGGGTGAGTCGCCAGCCATTCCCTCAAACGCGTGCCGTAAATCCGCCCGTTCCGGAACGCATCGCATCCCGACTTCTTCGCGAACAGCAGCGAGGAACGCGGCAGCTTCATCCCCGCACACGCCGCAGAAATCGAGTCGAACCTCTCAGGGTCCGGCTCATTGCGGACTCCTTTTTTGGACTTCGCCTTAATCGCCTTGCTGGCGCGTTTTGTTTTCATCGGGGTCATCGGGAGCCATCGGCTTCCTGAACGCTCAACGGCAAGCCCAGCAGGCTCAACGGAGCGAATCGAGTTTCGAAGTGGGTCTCATAGGAACAGAGTGAAATGCCTCGTAACCTGTAACGGGAACATGCCAAGGAGACTCCTTAAAGGGGGTGGGAGGTCGTCAGTCATGGCTGCCCTTTCCATGGTTGGCCGCAGGCAATCCAGACGCCTTTGGTCAGATGGCCATGCCAAAGTTCGCGAGCGACCCCGGTCCTCACGTCGGGACTGGTAGTGAGCACAATCGAAGGGATAACCGTAATGGTGCCGTCTGGGTGCTCATTGACCTCATGCGCCGGAAACGTGAAGAGAACGCCATCGGGCGTCATGCCGTACCAATTGCCGAAGGCATCACGGCCATAGTCGCCGGGATTGGGCATGTGGCTGTCTGGATTGTCGCGTCTCATCTCCCACCTTCCTTCTCGCGGGCGGCGTCGCGGTTCTGATTCGAGGCTGATAGGTCGTGCCTCATTGCATCACACTCGATCACCTTTGCTTCGAGCGACTTCTTCAGCGCCGCGTTCTCGGTCGTGAGGCGAACAACCTCGTCGGCGTACTTTCGGCAGTAATCGCGCTTCAACTGTCGTGACGTTTCCTCTTCGGATAGGACTGGCTCGGACGGCAACGGAATTTCATCTTCAGTGCTCACGGCTGGCCCTTCTTGTTGGCGGCTTCGACGGCGGACCAATCACCACCCGAATTGCCGTGATAGGCGCGATCCACGATGAACTTCCTCAACGCCTCCAGCAACGTCGGCGGAATGTGGTGCTGTTCGATGGCGCATTTGGGACACCCGGAAGCGTCAATGAAGCCGTGCCGATGGCAGACATAATGGGTTGAGACCATATCGCCTTTCGTGTCGCTGGGCTCGCTCATTCTGTTCCTCCTTTCATTTCCGTTATCCGCTTGAGGGCTTGTTCAGCATCCCGCTGTAGAGCCTTCACCGTATTGCAGGCATGGGTAAGAAGGTCCTGATCGTATGGGCCTGTGCCTTGCTTAATTAGCTCCAACGCCTCCACTGCGACCGCAAGACGGCGCTCGAGGGAGCGGGCGACGCCGGACTCAACCATGAATAAAGGCGTGCCGTCTCGATGGCCGACTAGGCGTGATGCCGCATCCGTCTCCGGCGTTGGGATTTCGTCGGGCTTCATCGAGGCGGCTTCTGTGCGGGGTTTCGGTTGTCGGCCGGCCGGGGTGCGGTCTTCGGGGCGCCCTTCCGATGCTTGAGGCGTTCGGCACCTGCCCTTGGCCGGCGTTCCTTCGATTTCGAGTTGCTGGTATCAAAACCCCCCCCTTCGGTTTTTAGGGGGTCAGGGGGTACCCCTAGTATCAAAACCTCCCCTCTCT